ACAACATCCGAGATGCGTTCCCTTCCGAGATCGTTCAGATGTATCAGACACTGCGGTCTGATGGAGTCATTTCCTTTGACACAGTGGAAGGAAGATTCGAGGACCATCAAAGCAAATGGCCGGAAGCAGTATTTAATGAGGATGCATGGTTTAAGTACATCGACCCGCTGATTTCTCCCGATGCTGGCAAGGACCCGACATCGGTATACCTTCCCATGATGCAGGGAAGCAAGGCAGAACAGCGGAAATGGTGGCTTTACAACAGATTCCGTTACATGGATTCCAAGTGGAACGCCGGAGACGCCCTGTCCGATGTAATCCAAATCAGAGGCTATGCAAAGAGCAATGTAACCGTGACGCCTTATGCAGACATCTATCCCACTGTCAAATATGGCTCGTATCTTGTCAGCACAAGAGGAGAGCATGGACAGGATTATACGCTTGTTTGTCCGCTTGACACGCTCAACGACACAGAGATATATATCTACAGTGCCAGCCAGTTATCCCATGTGGGTGACTTGAGTGGATTCAAAGTAGGATTCGCTGACTTCTCCAAAGCAACAAGATTGCAGGAGCTGAAGCTGGGCGACAGCACAAGCGGGTATGACAACCCCAACCTCAAAGATCTGACGATGGGCAATAACGTCCTGCTGAAAAAGGCAGACATTAGAAACTGCTCGGCACTCACAAAGCCAGTTGATATGAGCGGATGCAAGAACCTTGAGGAAGTCTACTTTGACGGAACAGCCGTTACAGGCGTAACCCTTCCCGATGGCGGTAATCTCAAGAAGGTACATTTACCGGGAACTGTCACGAACCTCACAATAAAGAATCAGCCCGGCATCACTGAATTCGTCATGCCGAGTTATGCCAACATCTCCACCCTGTGGCTTGACAACGTGGGCAGTGCAATCGATACCGAAGCAATCCTTCGAGCCATCCCGGCCAACAGCCGTGTCAGACTCATCGGCTTCTACTGGGAGGCAACAGATGCCACAGAGATTTCCGCATTGTTCGACTTGCTTGATTCCATGACAGGCCTTGACCAGAACGGCAACAACGTGCCACAGGCACAGGTCAGCGGTACCATCCATACCGGCTCCCTCACAGGGGCGCAGATCGCGGAGTTCAATCAGCGGTATCAGTATGTAACAGTTACAGCAGACCATACCTCTGCGGTGCTTCGGTATTACAACTACGATGGAACGTCCTTGCTCAATACGGAGACAGTGCTTGACGGTGGAAATGGTACATACGCAGGAACACCGACAAGAGCCAGCACAGCACAGTACGATTACACATTCGCAGGATGGAGTACAGAGAAGAATGCCACATCTGCACAGGCATCGGCTACCCAATCCGTCACGGCTGACAGGGATGTTTACGCCGCCTACACGGCTACGGTCAGAAAGTACACTGTCTACTTCTACAATGGCTCGACCTTGCTTCAGACCGTCAATAACGTGCCTTATGGCGGGTCGGCAACCTACACAGGAAGCACGCCTGTTGACCCATCGGGACAGGGCATGCCGTTTGAGGAATGGAATCCCAAACCTACCAACATAGTAGGTAATACCAGTTGTTACGCTAAATTCCAAAGCCCTGTTGAAGTGGTTGAGATTTCCGACTCTTGGGACACAATCATTGCCAATATCGACAACGGCACTTATGCTACAAAGTACAAGGTTGGTAACTACAAACCCCTTGACCTCGGCACTCAAGGAACCATCAATATGCAGATCGTGGCGATGGATGCGGATGAACTTGCCAATGGTGGCGGATATGCGCCGCTCACGTTCTTAGCAATGGGGTTGCTTAGCACAAAGCATCAGATGAATCCCAAAAAGGTCGCAAACACCGAAGGAACAGGGGCGTTAGGCGGTTGGGAAAAGTCGGAAATGCGGACGTACCTCAAAACAACGATTCTTCCGCTGATTCCTTCTAATGTAAAAGCAAGAATAAACAAAGTTTCGAAGTATACAAGGATTTATAGGGCATCCGATGAAGCGGCTGTCAATAACGTGGCATCCGTGGATGATGTTTGGATTCCTAGTAATCGTGAAATGGGTTGGACGAACACAGAGACGCTTGGTGCTTCTTATAGCGCTATCTACCCCAACGACGACAGCAGAAAGAAATTCATGCCGGGGGCATCGTCAGCCAACGATTGGTGGTTGAGGTCGACGAACAATTCTAGCTCCTTCCGCTATGTCAACAGTAGCGGCGATTGGTACTTTGGCAACGTTACCAGCACCTATGGCATCGCACTCGGCTTCTGCCTTGGCCTCGAACAAGAAACCATCACCGACTCTTGGGCAGACATCATCGCAAGCACGAAAGACGGCACATACTCCACAAAGTACAGCATCGGCGATACAAAGATGCTTGACCTTGGCACGGAAGGCAAAGTCCTCATGCAGTTGGTTGGCATTGATGCAGACGATAAAGCGGATGGCACTGGCAAGGCTCCGACAACGTGGATTGCGAAACATTTGTTGAATACAATGCATCGCATGAATCCTGCGAGACAGGCAAACACTGAAGGAACAGGGACCCTTGGCGGTTGGGAAAAATCGGAAATGCGTACTTACTTAAAAGAAACCATCAAGCCACTGATTCCGCAGACTGTCAGAGATGCTATTACACCTGTTACGAAGTATACGCGGATCTTCCGAGCATCAGACGAAACCGCTGTCAATAACGTGACATCTACGGATGACGTTTGGATTCCGAATACGCGTGAAATTGGTTGGACAAGTGCAACAAACGCAGAAACGCTTGGTGCATCTTACAGCACGGCGTTCCCGGATAACGCAAGCAGAAGCAAGAAAAGAAACGGCTCAGCCATTAATTGGTGGTTGCGGTCGGCGCACTACCCGTACTCCTTCCTTATCATCGACAGCGGCGGCAATTTGAACTCCTACAATGCCAACGCGGACTATGGCGTGGTTCTCGGCTTCTGTATTTAAAAAACTTGCCAAAAACCAAAAGAGTGCATTTTAGTTCATATTAATCCGTGGTATTATGTTAGTAGCAAAAGAGGAGATAGATACATCTCCTCTTTCCTTTTTAGGAGGTAACACATGAAATTCGTATTAGCAGATAAAACTTCTTTTGACATCGTGTCTTTCGTCAGACCGCTATCCGTGGCGGTGGTGGCTGAGTCTATTGACACTGTCAAATCCCTGTGGGATTCCATGACGGATGAAGCGTTGGAATCCGCACAGGTAGTAGAGGACGGAAAGACCCTTGCAAGATTCACAGACGTTAAGAAGACAGGTGTCCAGTGCGTGGTCAATCCCGGCGGTACCCTCACAGCACATTTTTACTTATCCGCAAACGAACCCGACACGGAAGCAGATGCGGAGTACACCAAAGCCGCCAAGATTCTTTTAGGGGAGGTGGAGTAAATGGCAATGGATATTATCGAAAAGGCTCGTATGTACAGAGCTAAAATCGAAGAGAACGCCAAAAGCATGGACGATACGTCCGCAGTAGCATATCCCGACCTTTTCCCACAGTGGTCAGCTGACAACCGCCTGTACAAGGTGGACGACAGGGTCAGATATGACGGCCTTTTATACAAGGTACTGCAGGAGCATTACAGCAGAGAGACATGGGAGCCTACCAACGCCCCCAGCTTGTTTGCGAAAGTCCTTATCCCTGATCCGGAGGTTATCCCGGTATGGGAACAGCCCAGCGCAGAGAACGCCTACATGACGGGCGATAGAGTCCACTACCCGGGCGAAGAAGACCCCGTTTATAGGTCACTCATTGACAACAACGTGTGGAGCCCGGAAGCGTACCCGGCTGGATGGATGATGGAATAAGATATGTACAGGTTTTACAACCCCAACCCAAAAGGAAAGTTAGTTGGAGACTGCTCAATAAGAGCGGTCTCTTTTGCTTTAGGGCAAACGTGGGAAAAGACGTACAAAGACGTGTGTCAATATGGGCTCGGCATGGGAGATATGCCGTCATCTAATTATGTTTGGGGGACGTATCTCGCAGACCACGGTTTCAGCAGGGATATCATCCCAAATTATTGCCCTGGTTGCTACACAGTGAGAGATTTCTGCCGGGACAATCCGACCGGCTTGTATGTGCTTTGTACAGGCTCTCATGTGGTTGCCTCATTGAATGGCGACTATTTTGATTCCTTTGATTCTGGGGATGAAGTTGTCGCATATCTTTGGCGAAAATGATTGAAAAAAGGAGATGAACACAAATGGCTTTTAACAATGGCTTCCCAGTAGGTTATCCACAAATGAATTATCAGAGCGGATGGAATCAGAGTCAGCCGGGACAATTCAGACAGCAACCACAAGCAAATCCTCAAGGCGGTATGAATGGTTGGAACCAACAGAGCCAGTTCCAGCCACAGTATCAGCCACAGCCACAGTATCAACCATCGTTTGATAACACGGTTCAGAGCCTACAGGACGCAGAGAATTATCCGGTGGCACCGGGCGTGACCGTCACGCTGATGGATGCAAGCGGTCACACGATCTATGTAAAAACAGCTGACGCGTCTGGGCGGGCTATGCCTGTTAGGGTATTTGAGGAAGTAAGCCCACAGACAGAACAGATCCAAAGCGAATACATCACGAGGGAAGAAGTACGGCAGATGATTGCTGACGCAATAGCTGAAAAGAAGCCAGCGAAGAAGGAGGCCAAATAATGTTCAATCCTTTTGGCGGGGGTCAGAACCCGTTTGGCAGCATGATGAATTTCATGCAAATGTTTGGACAGTTCGGGAAAGGATTCCAGGGGAATCCACAGCAGAGCATCCAACAGTTGCTTAATTCCGGGAAAATGACGCAGGAACAATATAACCAGTGTTCGCAGATGGCAAACAATGTTATGCAGAACAAAGAGTTGGTTTCACAGTTGATGCGGATGTTCGGCGGAAGGGTTTAATTTGATTGTTACTTGCAAGAACAATATATTATACGTTATATCTTTGAAACGAAAGGAATGAGTTTTATGGGTTTAGTTGGAAACGAATGGGGACCTGCCGATTTTGCGGCGGTCAACGGAAACAACAATTATGGCAATGACGGATTTGGCGGAGGAGGAGCATTATATTTACTGCTTGTGTTGTTCTTCTTCGCGATGATGTTCGGCGGTGGCTACGGCTTCGGAGGTGGCTTCGGAGCAGGCGCAGGAAATGGCGGTGGCGGAGTCACCTACATTGATAACGCTGTTCAGAGAGGCTTTGACCAGCAGGCTGTAATGGGCGGAATCAACGGGATCACTTCCGGGATCAATGGCATCCAGCAGGCGATCTGCGGAGTAAATCAGAACATGATGAACGGTTTCTCCCAGGCTGAGATCGCCGAAAACGCAAGACAGATGGGCTACATGAATCAGATGTTTGGCTTACAGGGTCAGCTTACGGAGGGCCTGTTTGAAAACCGCCTTGCATCCGAACGGCTTGCAAATGTTGTACAGACCGAAAATTGTGCCGATAGACAGGTTGTTTCCGATGGTTTCAGAGACCTGCAGACATATATTGACGGAAAATTCCAGCGGTTATCCGACCAGCAGTACGAAGCAAGAATTGCAGACCTCGAACGCCAGTTAAACCGTGCAGATAATATCGCAGCAAGATCTAATGACAGAGACGCGATTATCAACGGCGTTTATAATCGGTTAAATGAATGCCCGGTAGGTACGACCCCGGTATATGGCGAACAGCCGATTTTCACCTGCCGTGGCAACAATGGTGGGTGCGGTTGCGGTTGCGGCAACGGCTTTAATGGGTTTTAGTCGGAGGTGATTTCATGGCGGAATATTTAACAAGAGATGCTGTGGAGAATGTCGCATTAAACACGGCGATTCCATTTCTTGATTCTATCCCCTGTCCCAACGGAAATGTAATGCATGAAAGCGGGTCGGGGATTTTTGTTCTGCGTGGGAACACTAACAACTGCTTTGCAAGATACGTTGTGGAGTTTACCGGGAATGTTGCGATCCCTACCGGCGGTGCGATCACTCCGATCGCAACCGCCATCGTGGTTTCAGGGGAGCAGAAAGTCGGTAGCAGAAGCATCTATACGCCGACCGTAGTGGATGCTTATGGCAATGTGACGAGCAGAGCGGTCGTCACCGTACCGAGAGGGTGTTGCTTTGCCCTGTCCGTTGAGTATATCAACGGCGCAGTAAATGACCCAGCAGCTACACCAACGCCATTGATCAATGTGGTTGATGGTAGCTTGAGCATTACGAGAACCGCATAGGAGGTGAGATTGAAATTGATGGATTGCATTAAAGATTTCGAGAAGATGGTAATGAAGGAAGTTGAGAATGTGGTCAACAAAGGCACTCTCACTCCCAATGATGTGCATAACATCTATGAGGCTGTTGATGTCGTAAAAGATCTTTATACCATTGAAGCCATGAAAATGCCGGAAGGATATTCGCAGACCGGACCGATGATGTACGGCAATTCCTACGGGATGAGATGGCAGACACCGGAAGAACGTTTTGCGAGAGGCGGTTACTCTGGCCAGTATTATGACGAGCCGATGCATGGCGGAAGAAGTTATGAAGGTGCAAGAAACCGTGACGAAATGGGCCGTTATTCCGGCATGGAGGACGGTTATTCCGGAAGAAGGTATCGCTAATTACTAAAGTACGGGGGTGGTCAATCCACCCCCTATTTTTTGGAGGTTGATAAAATGGTTCCAACAATCACAAAAGGAACGATCGCAAGGACTATCTGCCTGATCGTGGCACTGGCGAATCAGTGGCTTGCGGTGTTCGGAAAGTCCCCGCTTCCAATTGATGATGCTACGGTGGAATTGCTTGTCAGCACTATCGCAACTGCCGTTACAGCACTTTTGGCATGGTGGAAGAATAATGATTTCACACTTAATGCAAGAAGGGCGGGGAAGTATCTTCGGGATCTGAAGGAGTTGAAGGCTGAATGAAACCAGTTTCCTTTCTACAGACAGACACCAAGTGGAGCGGTCAGAGTTACGCTGTCAAAGGTGAGCAAGCAACTGTTGGAAGTGCTGGTTGTGGTCCCACCACGGTGGCTATGGTCGTAGCTTCATTAAAAGATAAGACGGTCACACCGGCAATCACAGCCAGTTGGATGCTGTCACACGGCTACAAGGCTTACAAGTCCGGCACGTATTACACCGGGATCACGGCTTGCCTAAAGGCTTATGGAATCGGGTGCAGACAGCTTAATCAGATCAACAACTATCACCATAAGGACCAGCAGAAGCTACGGGATTCGGTAAAGAATCACTTGCTGAATGGTCACTGGATAATTGCTTGCATGGGTCCTGGTACTTGGACACGCTCAGGGCATTTTGTCCTCGCTTGGGGAGCAGGGAGCGGTATCGTGTATGTCAACGATCCGGCAAGCACCAAGCAGAGCCGTACAGCAGGGAACCTTTCCACGTTTCTGACGGAAGCCAAATACTTTTGGCTTATTGAGACGGAAGCCCCGAAAGAACCGACAAAGGAGGAAGCAAAAGGAATGACAGAGAATGATATTCGCAATCTGATTGATGAAACCTTGTCGGTCAGATTAAAAGGTCCGAACAGTTTTTGCACAGAGTCCTTACAGGAAGAATACATCGAGGCCATTCGGTTGGGAATCACAGACGGAAGCAGACCGCTTGGATATGCTACCAGAGAAGAGGTTGCAGCGATGGTGGTGAGAATGTACCGCCTTCTCAAAGGGGGCGGTGACAAGTGACTGAATGGGGAGTGTTTGGAGTCATCGTTGCCCTTGTGACGTTCGGGCTTGCGGTAGGTGCTCCAGTGCTTAAACTTAATAAAAGCATCAATGTTCTGACGGTCAATGTGGAGAACCTCAAGGACCTGCTGGACGAGATGAAGAAGGACAACCGCAGGGCGCATCAAGATTTGCAGGACCAGATCGATGAGCACAGCGAGAAGATCTCCGGCATCCGGGAGGACGTGGCTGTGCTGAAGGCTGGCGGGAATCATGAATAGAGCAGACCTGCTGAACATATACTGCACGGAGCTGGCAGAAGTCATGGAGATGAACGACCTTGACGGAATGGAAGAAGCGCTTGACGCTGTTATCCATGAGCTGTATGCGTCCATGAAATTGTTCGGCAAGCGATCCGCTTATGCTTTGCCGGAAGGCTTCGACATGGAGGACTTCCGGAGGCACTACAATTATACGCTGCATCACATATAAACATAGTGATTCAGTAGGTTTAACGAACCCAACGCATTAAACTACATTAAACTACATTAAACACGTTAAATCTAACGAATCAAAGCGATATATTGCGTTGAATTTAGTTATGAAGAAACCCCCGGGGAAGTCCTCGGGGGTCTTTTTTAGTGTGCCATTTACCGTGCCACAAAGCCCGAAAACCATTGGTATTAAGCCATTTAGTCCAAGGCTGGCAGTCAAGAGGTCAGGAGTTCGAGCCTCCTTAGCTCCACCAAGAAAAAGACCGTGAGAAACGTTGAAATTTCAACGTTCTTGCGGTCTTTCGTTTTATGTGTATAGACGCTCTGTTCAGTGCAAAAAGGTCGTAAAACCACACTTTGGCACGCTTAAAGTGTGACACTTTGCGTGACACTTTTTGATTCATCACGTCGTTTATGGAGTGCTTCGATTGCTTCAGCTGCATCGGTGAAAGATTCTCTCGAGCTGTGGGTGTAGATCTGTGCTGTGATGGAAATATTGGAATGGCCCATGAGTTCTTTGGCCACATTTATGGGTACGCCGGCAGCCTGCAGATCTGTGCAGTAGGTATGCCGGAAGCAATAGGGCACCAGGTCATCTGCTACCGGGTAGGGCGGGACCAGCTCCCTCCGGAAGACCCTGCAGCCCATCTCGATGTTGAGGTCGTGCTTGAAATGGTTCCACTGCTGTTTCATGGAGGACTTCGTCAGACGTTCTCCGCTGGCGTTGGTGCAGACGTATCCGAACGGGTCTCTGTGGTCCCTGGCTTCCAGATCTTTCGCCAATACGGCCGGGATGGGCACCTTCCTGTATCCTGCATCCGACTTCGGCGGGCCTACCTCTCCGGAAGGCTTCACCGTACTGTCCACCGTCAGGATCTTATTCTTCAGGTCCACATTCCTCCACTGGAGAGCAGCCACTTCTCCGGGACGGAGGCCACAGTAGAGCATGATCTTATAAAACAGTCCGGCCCGATTCTTCTCACAGGTCCGGAGGATATGATATCTTTCCTTCTCTGTGATGGACCGGCGGGCCTTCGCCTTCTTTCCTGCCGGCATAGTTAAGTTTTCGGCGGGGTTTTCATGCAGAAGGTTATTCTCTTTGGCCGTGCGGAAGACTTCGCTCAGAATGCCTTTTATGACCTTCAGATATGCTTTGGATAAGTGAGCCCGATTATTAAGTATCTTCTGCAGATGTATGGGTTTCACATCCTTCAGCCTGGTGCTTCCGATCTCCGGCAGGATGACGCTCCGGCAGATGCCTGTGATGGTCTCAGCCCATGACACGCTCACGGCCGGCTTCTTGTACGTCTCCATCCATTCATGGATCCAGTCCTTCACCAGTGTGTTCTTCGTGATCCGGGTCCGGCCTTCCTCCAGCTCGATCTTCTTCCGGACCATCTTTTCGTATACTTCCTGCTCCGTCTTACCTCTGACGAAGTACCGGACTCCGTCAAAGGTAAAGGATTTTCTGATATATTTATCCATGGTTTCGCTCCCTTCTCTCGGAGATTATTTGTCAAGGAGCTTTGCGATCCTATCCAGCTGCCGGATGATGATGAAGTTCTGCTCCACCAGGATCCTCTGATAAAAGACCTGCAGCATATCTTCTTCCTTCGCTTTGAAGTTGAGAAGCATGCCGACCTCAAACAAATTGTTTCCGGCCATTTCTCTCGCAATCGTTCGAACGGCTTCGACATCTCTCGGGTCGCTCAGATCTTCAAGGCCAAACTTCTCAAGTAGTTCCTGCTCCTTGCGTTCCTTCTTTTCTTCTTTGGATTCTTTGCTTTTCAATAATGCCATGTTGTTACCTCCTTAGAATTTGCTTCTTGCTTCAATAACTTTCCCGATTATAACGACGGGCATTTCTTCGACTTCTTTCCAGGTGAACACATAAGGATCATAACTGGAGTTGAATGGAAGAAGCATCAGCCCGGTGTCGGTCTTCTTCAATCTCTTACAGGTGCCGTCGCATCCGTTCACTGTGGCGATGACCACATCTCCGTTCTCAGCATCCGGCTGGCATCTCACAATCACAATATCTTCATCATGAATTTTTGGCTCCATGGAGTCTCCTGTGACCTTCAGGGCGAAGTATTCGCCACGCTCTGCCAGCTTGTTTGTGATCTCTTCATATCCGATCACGTCCTCGATCTCCTCGATCGGGACTCCGGCTGGAACCTTACCAAGTACCGGAATGCGTACGGCTGAGATCTTGTTAAGTTCCTTCAATGCTTCTTCTGGGAACAGGTCCGCAGCAGTATCTTTTTTTCTTTGCAGAATATCATCATCCGAAACAAACAACGACGGTGTTCTTTTCATGGGGACATCTGCACCCATCAGCCAAGCCTCACTCACATTTAACGCAGCAGCCAACTTGAACACATTATCTTGCTTAGGTGCATATCTTCCGGATAAGTATGAACTCAAGGCACCCTTGCTGATACCAGTGAGCTGGACAAGGTCTGCCTGCTTCATCTTCCGAAGCTCCATCCCTTCTTTTAATCTTTCAGCTGTAGTTTTCATGTGGCACCTCCATCCTTCTTTCTACATTGAGTATAACATGAATGTTTAGGAATCACAACGCAAAATAATTCATGCATAAAAAAGTTTAGAAATATAAAAATTTTATATTGACACTGGGGTGGAAGTATTGTACACTAAAGTTGTTTAGATTACTAAACAACAAGAGAAGGAGGTGAGTGAATGACCTGGAACTACCAGAAACTATTAGGACGCATCAAGGAGATGTGCGGGACGCAGGATAACTTTGCGGAACAGCTCGGAATCAACAGAAGTTCCCTCAGTCAGAGACTGAACAACAAAATCGAGTTCACCCAGGAGGAGATGTTCAAGGCCTGCGGGATTCTGTCCATACCGCCAAACGAGATGCACGCTTATTTTTTTAACCTGAAGGTTTAGAAACCTAAACGAAGGAGGTGAACATGGCAGAAAAACTTACAGCACGACAGGCCATCCGAAAGCACTGCATCATGTGCTCCGGAGACAGTGCCATGGAAGTCAAGAACTGCACAGTGAAGAAGTGCTACCTGTGGCCGTTCCGGAGAGGTAAAGGGTGGGAAGATCCCGAGACCGGGAAAATCGAAAAAAAGGCTGTTTCTGAAAAGCAGAAAGAGAAGGCCAAGGAAAACATCAAGAAATTACATTCGAAATCTAAACGTGGATAATACTCCACAAAAAAATCCTTAGAAGCGAAAGGAGGAGGACATGAAGAGCGAGTGGAAAGTCTCAATGAATGTTATCGGCGGAGAAAAGGTTTATCAGGTGTACCGGCAGCTGGATGTCCAGAAGGTAGACCACTCCGGGAACAGACAGGTGGTGACCGGCATCTGGTCAAAAGAAAAAGATGCTCAGGCCATCGCTGAGTTTTTGAACAGATCGGGGATGGAGCCGAAATGACCCACAGAGAAGCGATCTGCAA